GTATCTATACCTGTACCGCCAGTAAAGGTCATAGTTTCGCTGTCTAAATCTATACTTAATGCACCGCCTGTATCACCTTGAAAGTCAAAGTCTTGTGCTGTGATCTGTGCATCTACATATGCTTTGATTGATTGTTGTGTGGCTAGCTTGGTGTTGCTATCGCTACCTAAGTTGTCCTCGTCTAAAACTCCTGTAACTGTTGCCCCACCTGCTGTAAATACTAGACCTGCTAGCTTGGTATTTAAAGATGTGGCATCACTTGATGTAGTGGCAAGCCATCTAGCATTGCTGTGATCATATATAACTGTTGAGCCTGTATCGCTAGAGCCTACTGTTTCCGCTTCTGTTGTTCTTCCTAATAGTGTTGCCGCTCCTGCTAGACCTTGTGTGCCTACCGTTATGATGCTTATAGCATCTCCGTCAGTTACGGTAACTTTGTTTATTGTGTTGGTATTGGAGGTTGTGACCTTTGATATAGCCATTATCTGCTGATATTCCTCCTGATCGTATAAGTGCCCTCTAAGATGCGATACACCCTACTGCTACCATCTACTATCTCAAGGTCAAAAACACCGTCTCCTGCGGTCAGATTAGCCGTATCTGCTGCTGAAATGGTTAGTGTCACCGTGCCAGCCGAGCCGCCCAATGCTATTCTGTTGTTGGCTGTGGTGAGTGTTATGACCTCAGATGAACTCTCAGGAGTCTCCCTCAAGTCCATTTCTGCCGACGTGTAGCCGGTGAGATTGATTAAAGTATCGCTAGAGTCCTTTAATGTGAGAGTCTGCCCGAAGGTCGCTCCCTGTTCTATGATGAAATGATGATAGCCTGCACTCATGTTTTTTCCTTGTAATGTTCATGGTGTCTACCATCGTTAGCATCTGCTTAAGAAATGATATCACTAAATAGTGATTGCTGTACAAGTTCTAAGTCTTTTTCTTAGTGGTTCTTTTCTTACGAGTCGTCTTCTTAGGAGTCTTTCCCCCTTCGTACGCCTCGTTGACGTCCGGAGTGCTAGGATCGTCTGCTATATAGTGTCCTTTATCGTCTCTCGCTCTTACAGGTTCACCTTCCTCTTCGGCTCCCTTTTCAGCTTTGACCTCTATGGCCCATCCGTTCTCTACGAATGTCTCCATTATCTCAGCCTGCCACTTGGCGCTTGCTTCCACCACCTCGTCTGCCTGGTATAACCTTACGTCTGATCCGTCTTTGTTGGAGGATCCGGGTTTAGGAACTAATATTTTGTAACTTTTTGACATCTGTTTTCTCCCTTAGGGTTGTGGGGGCAAAACCCCCACGTTCCCATGCTAAATTAAGCGTTATGTGCTGTGAAAGCGTTGTCTACGCTATGTCTAGCCGCTCCTCTCACAACCATAGCACCTATGGGTGTACCGTTGGAGTGAGTTCCAGTCTTAGCTAATACAACTCTAATGTATCTCTTGTTGCCAACGTAGCCTACGCGGAAGATACCACCTGCTGAATCAGGGTTTCCTCCTGCTGTACCGTCTAGCTTCAGGAAGATTCCCCCTGAGGCTATAGTACCGTCCACGATGTCAGCCTGAGCCACATCAGTATAAGTTGAGTCATCATCAGATTCTTCTAAAGAAACCTCAAAATAAACGGAACTAGAAAGAGTATCTCCTTCCGCTCCGACGTCAACTAATACGGTTGCACTTTCGTATCCTTGTAGATCAACACCTGTTCCATTGCCAGCAGCAGTCTTCACCGCGTTGATTATGGAAACAGCAGGATTAATATTATTAGATAGGTCTTGCATAATTTACTCCTTACTTAAGCTGATACTTTTTGTTTAACAATAGCTTCGGCTTGTACGACCTGTCCGCCTACTCTTCTTCTGGCTACGTATCTGACGTTTCCTGAAGTGGCTTGCGTGAAAGGATCTCTACTTACTGCCAAAGCAACTCTGTCTACTATCATGTAGGCTCTAGCGAAATCACCGAACAATACAGGATAAGCGCCTGCACCGACGTCCGGCATGTCTGTAGCTTCTACATAAGGGTAGCCCAAGATAGTGTTAGGAACACCGCCCTGTAATGACATACCCGCTTGGAAGACGTATTGACCGGCTGTGTCCTTCAGCTTTCTGATGGCAGATAGTGTGCTTCTGTTGAAAACAAAAGAACCGTTTCTGCTGTACTCAGATTTGATGCTGTGAACCAAGGTGATGAGACCATCAGCAAGCAACGCAGTTCCGTTGCCCGAGTTAGCTTCACCTACGTCGCCGTTAGTTAGCAGACCTTCTGGCTTACCGACAGAATTACCACTTACGAATGCAGTTCCTTCAGCTTTAGCAAATTGCTCTGCGAACTCTGATTGCATTTCAGCTTCCAAGTCAAAGACAGTATCTTCCAAGTTTTGCTCGGAGATATCAACCAAAGCATATAGCTCGTGCGCAGGTATCTCTTCTAGAGCAACGTTGTAACCCGTTGTCTCTGATCTAGTACCTTGCTCAGACACCCACTGGGCCGAGAATTGTCCCGATCTCTTGGGCACCTGGATTGATCTCTGTCCAGTGCTTCTCACTCTAGCGATTGAACGAACAGGCGAGATTTCAGTTACAGTTTTAAGTAACTCTCTCACGTATTCAGGTGGTGCTAGATATCCACCGGTTGAGTCATTGCTGACAGTTAAAGCCTTCTTCTCGTCTGGCTCAAGGTTTTCAATGCCTTTACGCACAAATTTAGAGAAAGCCTCACAGGTCTCGTCAATTTGCTTAGCTTCGTAGCCTGAGTTAGGTCTTTTCATGACCGTTTCAAGCTGCTCAACCTGCTCTTTGATGTTGTCCTGTGAAAGTTGGGCTTTAGTCACGGCCTGGTTAATGTCTTCAAGACTGTCAAGTTTGCTCTCTATGTTAGCAATCTTGTCGTCTAAAAGAGTGTCGTGACCTTTACCAGATTCTAACGCGTCCAGTTTCTCGTCATAAGCCTTCTTGAATTCCTCATGAGACTCAGCTAGATCCTGTACTAACGTTTTTATATCTTCCGACATAATCAACTCCTTACAGTTTTTTAATGGTTAATGTTAATGTTTTAATCGCTTCTACGAGTTCAGCATCATCATCAACCTCTCGCTGAGTAAATGCCTGATTAACAGCCTTTGCTGCAACCTTAGATTCTGAGCGAGACAAACCAAAAGCATCACGCAATCCGTTCTCCCACTCTCTGATTGAGATTTCCTCGCCCTTAACCGAACGAACCGTCGCTCTCGGGTTCATAGGAAAAGTTACGAGACTTATCTCCATCAAATCTAATTCTTTAATAATTCTTTTGCCACTTCTCTTGTCGTAGCTCACTTCCTGCGGATTTACCTTGAAGCCTATTGACAATCCGTCTAATGCACCCATCTTCATGAGTTCGTATGCGTCTCTTCCAGAAGTAGTACCCAAGGCAAGTTGTCCTTTCACATAAAGTCCATGATCGTCTTCTCTCATTTCAGTAAATACGCCTATTGGCATATCCGTCTTGTGCTGATAGAGCAGTTTTACTCCCTTCGCACCTCTTCTTCTGAGTGTTCTTGTAAAGGCTCCGTCTTTTATGACGTCGTTTCCTAGATCAGTGTTGTTGAATACAGAACCATAGCCCTCAAATGTGCCGTCATCCTCGGTAGCGACCAGCTCGGTCTTGAAGTCCATGAAGCTCTTAATGTCTTCTATGTTGTCTGTCTGCTCTTCGCATGAACAGTCTTCTTCCTTTTTCTTTGGTTTTTTCTTCTTTGGTTTCATGGGACCACCGTAACCGTAACCGGCCTCTTCGCTGTCAAGCTCTTCACCTGTTAGTCTCGTGTAGTCTGCGTGTGAACTGCAAGGCATGTAGACGGTGTTACCATCTTCATCGTGCGTGTGGGTTCCAGAGCATCCGATCTCCTCTGCTCTTGCCTCTGCCTCTTCCTCAGTCGTGAAGACGTCCTTTCGCACCTCTCTCTTCTCATCGTTGACCTGTTCTTCCCCCTTGGAATTGTAACTTGCGTTACAGACAGCTAGCCTTTGGTCATTATCATATTCATCGGTCATAGTCTTATCTCCCATACAACGACTCATAAAATTGCTTCTACTTTCTCCTGTTTTTGGTTTAGGTATTGGCATATATGTCTACATATAGTATCTGAATGATTAATTTTCCACAACATCTAGTTCATCAACATAAATAATTACACATCTACAGTTTATGTTGTTTGCAGCTCCGCCGTCTGGATCGCCTGTGTGCATCATCTGTGTACCTCCAACTTCAAAAGGTTCATCCATATCTCTTATCTGCCCATTGGCTATTTGATGTGCTGTTCGTGTCCTTCCATCATTAGCTGCTGCCCATCTTTTTTTCAGTTTTGATCCATAGTCTGTTGCTACTTGTTGATAATATCTGTGATGAGCATGACCTGCCGCATTATGTGTTTCTGTCCTAGCAATGGTTGCAGCTCTTGATCTTGTTATTGGTCTAACCTTTGATTCAATGTTTCGTGCAATTTCTACTAAGGTCAAACCTTCTGCTCTACCTTCATTGATTACATCTTCTACTTTTTTAGCTAAACTTGAAGATATACCTGCTAGCACAAATGGTTCTCTAGTACGGAAATATTCTTCAATGATTGGTTCTAAATCAACATTTCTACCAAAAACTATTGCTTCTTCCTTTAATTCTTCAAGTCTGTTTGTCTTTGAGTTTTCATCATAGATAGCTTTGAATACTCTTCGGTAATGACTTAGTACAACTGGAAATAGCTCTGCTTGCAAATCTCTAGTAGAAGTTGTGAGGTCATATTGTCCAAACTCTCTGTAAAGATATGCTTTCGTATTAACAAATCTTCCAAAAAGAGAAGTCATCTTTCTAAAAAATAATCTTTCTAAGTTATTTCTTATTCTTAATTGTTTTCTGACTTCCTTTGCTGCACTGACTCTTCCTCTACGGAATCTACTGATCTGCTTCTTTGAAGGGATCATTCCTTACTGCTAAGAGGATGTCCTTTTGGGAATAAGTCTGTATCGTGCTTACCGCTTCTAAATCTACCGTTTCTAAGTGCGTATAAATATGAATTGACTCTAGCGTATGCCCATTGTTCTTCACTGTTTACGCTTGGTCTAACGGATGATGGATTAGTACGGTATGCTCCAACTCCTCTTTCAAACACTGCGGTGAGTGTTCTAAGGTTGGTTCTCT